GCGACCTCTAGTTTTAAGTAAAAATATTGTAGCAGTTGTATTACCCTCTTCTATTTGTTGATGCAGGTTAGTTTCTGCAAAATCTAATATTAAATCTTCTAATGCTTCTACTTTGTCTTTATACTCTAGGTCTGTTTTTAACCATTCATAATGTGTAGACCTGTTAATGCCAGCCATCTTAGCAGCTGTAGTAACTATTCCCATACATTTCTCCATTGCTTTTATCATTGCTTTTTTAAGCGTTGGATTTTGTCTTTTAGCCATTGTTAATTATTTTGGTCATAAAGATACAAATATAATTCCCATATTTTAAAATCTAACTGTTTCTTGGTGTAAGTGTTAGGTGAAATAAAGGTTTTACCATTATTATTTATTTCTACTTTTGTGCCTATTGTAGTAGGATATGCACTAACATAAATATTATTATTTATACACCAATGCATTGCTTTATAATGTTTTTTTGTCATTAAAAAGGTATATTATCTTTAATTACTTCAAACTTTTTCTTAGCCAATTCTAAATGCTTATAAACACCCCCTGCGTTAAAATCAGGTGCAATTTCAAATTCACCTAATTGACCGTTTTCTTTACGCTTTACTTTCTCTACATACATTTTAACTAAATCACTTTTGTATTTAGATTTTTGACCAATACATCTATAAACAATTAGTCCGTTGTATGCTTTATTAAAAAAATCTGCACTACCAGATATATCATATAAAGTTGGTTTTTTGTAAGTGCCTTCTATTGTTTCTATTTTTCTAGGATGTGCTACTAAAAATAAATGTGTTTTAGTTTGTTGACAAAATTGTGTTATTTCGCTTAGTAATTTACCTACATAAGAGTGATCACGTTGCGCTGAGTGATCTAACATATTGTAAGGGTCTATAACACAAACGTTTATACCTTTTTGAAATACTAATTCTTTAAATGCGTTTAAAATACCTTTTAATGTTAAATTTTCTAAATCTATTTTTATCCAATTAAAATGTTCTTCTATAAAATCTTTGGTATTGTTTAATTCATCAGTATTGCAATTTGTTTTATTAAGTTTATTTGCTATTCTCTTAATATGCCCTTCATATGGAAATGATTCTGGTGAAAACATTGCACATCTAAAACCATATTGTGTAGCTAGATTGCAACAGATTTGGTCAACTACATCACTTTTCCCACTGTTCGGAATACCCGTTACTACCGTCCATTCTCCAAATGCTAATTTCCAGTATTCATCAGATTGTCCCATACCTATAGAATAGTTTTTTATTCCCTTTTCACTATAGTTTAAAACGTTTTGCCATATGTCATTAATATTTAAAACACCCTCTAATGGAAAGTTTTTAGCGTTTTTAACAACACTTCTCAGTGCTTCAGTACCTTTAGCTATTAAAACATCATTAGCATCCTTAAATTCACCAAAATCAACATATTTACATTTATAAAAACCAAATCTTCTAGCCAATTCATTTCTTAGCATAAGACCTGCTTCGTCATTATCTGTGCAAATAATTATAGATTTTTTATTTTTAAAATACTTATAACAGTTGTCTAAGTATTCTAGTTTTTGATTTCCTTTACTTGCACCATTAGGTACACTACATACAGAATAAATTCCTGATTCGTGCATACTAAGTGCATCCATTTCACCTTCTACTATATAAACTGAATCAGTATTTTTTATATTATCAAGACCATAAAATATTAGTTCAGCTCCTGAAACCATTTTAAAGTTTTTTTCTGAATCTCTATATTTAACATTAACTAATTTGTTTTCTCTGTAGTAATTAAAATTTACAACTCTACGTTTTTTCTGTACTTGTGGCATATATTCTAAAGACTCGCCTACTTTCCAATGCACTAAAGTTGGCTCTGATATTTTTCTTGTAGCAAACCATTTTAAAACACGTTCAGTTACTTCTGCATTTTGTTTTACTGGTACTATGTACTCTGGTTTAGATTTAAATTTTACATTACCAGAATAGCCACAGTTATGACAATTGTATAAACCCTCATCTATATTTACTGATAGTGGAGTATCTTTTTTGTTTTTTCTAGTATGTGAGCATTCAGGGCATTTGACTTTACATATGCCACTTGTTTTTTTCAGTATTATTCCTAATTCTGATAAATCATTATAATAAGACATTGTTTCATTGTTTAAAAAATTTGTAATTGTATTTCATTGCGTCGTGATGTAAAAGTAAAATTATTTTTTTAATTTTTGTTACTTTTTTATCGGTTATTGTTTTTACAGGACATTCTATTGACTTAGTTAAAGTTATATCAACATTGTCTAAATCATATAAAAAACATCCTTTGTTGTCAACTACAGCGTAATATTTTTTTTTGTAGTTTTTATTGTTTATTAAATTGTTGTATTTCTTTTCTTCTAACATTTTATTTAAGTAGTATTGATTTCTAAATTTCATTTCTACTATGCAACTATGACCATTCTTGTCAAAACCTTTTGCATCAAAAAAACTATATTCATCGCTATCCCACTCTAAGTCCCAACCACTTTGATTTAAAAGAAAAACTAATTGTCTTTCCAATTCAAATATATCTTTAAATGTCATTTATGTTGTTTATAATTATATCTATATCTTTTTTATCAAGCATTGTTTTTAGCATTGTGTAATCTATATCACCATTAATTGTTTTAACACCTATAGCTGTATTACCATTTGTTTCATTGTATTTGTAGAATTTAATAGCACCTTGTATTTTTTTCTTAATAGTATTTATATCATCTTCTTTAGCTAACATAAAACGATCTATATACTTAATGCCATTCTTATCAATGTTTCTTAATTTTAAAATGCTTAAAAAATTATTTTTCCAAAATGCATCATTTCTTAAATCTCTACTTACAGCATACACATCACGCAAATCATATTTATCTAATCTTTCTATTTTATCTAAACAGTCTAACCATTTAGTTTTTTGTGCTTTTGTTTTTGGCTTATTTTTTTCTGGAAATAATTGTACAAAATAATCAAATGCCTTTTTAGATGTTTCACTGTATTTAATTGGCATTTTATTTTTAGTACTTATATTACTTTTATTATTAGTATATATATTATTGATATTACTTTGTTCAGGATTAGCCTGACGTGATTTAGGCGTTTGTGGTTTTTCAGTCTGTGGTACATCATTAAGTATATAATTAGTGCCAACAAATTTACCTTTAATTCTTACTTTCTCACGTATTAAAAAGCCTTTATCTATAAGTTCTTTTAATCTGGTATTAATGGCATCTCTACCGTCTTTAAAATGATTGCAAATAAATGTAATTGTTATTTCTTGTTTTACGTCGTGACTAAACAAATAAGCATATAATCCTGTAGCTCCTATACTTATATTTTTAAATCTAAATATGGCAGAGGGAATTACAGTAAAGCGTTCAAAACGCTTAGGTTTTATTATTTTATTTATTTTCATTGTCTGTTACTTAATCCATTAAGACCTTTATCTTGTCGCAAAAAACTCTAATGTCATTAAAATATTTTTTAAAATCTTCAAACGGTATATCTTTATCTTCAAAGATTTCCCATAAGACCTCAACTAATAAATCAAATTCAACTCTAGTCATTGCGCCAACATATTGATAATCATAATGTAAATTGTCTGTAGATGTTTGTGTCCATCTAACTTTTTGATTGTTCGAGTCAAAATACACTTTATACATTTTTTAAATATTTATCTATTGTTTCTACAATTTCTTCATAATTATTTAGACATAACGCTAACCAATTATTATCCTCTAAATTTTTTAACCATTCTTTTTGTAACTTAGTAGGTTTGTTATAACCCACCTTCAATTCTAGTGCCAAGCCACAATATGTTTTATTAGGTTTAAATATTAATAAATCTGGCACACCTGCTTTAGCTCCTAAGTATTTGAATTTATATCTCTCAAAGACAGATCGTTTACCTTCATTTGGTACGTGTGTATATAACACTTTAGGATATTGATATTTTAAATAACTAATAATTCTATGCTGTAATTTATCCTCTTTTGTTAAATATTTGTTAAATGGATTTTCTCGCATAGTGGTTTTAATACAAATTTAAAATTTTATTTATCTTTTTTTGCATTTTTCTTTTAATATATCATATTGAATTACTAATGCATTGTATTTATGTAATAATTCTTCTAAGTCCATAACAGGTTTGTTATGAAAATTACATAGTTCACATATGAAAAAAAAATCTTGTTTTAATTTTTTGTCAAATTTTAAGATATGTGGTAATTCTCTTATACCGTGTAATACAGTAGCGTGATTTTTATTAAGAGATTTACCTATTTGTGCTAAGTTGTAATTACTATATTTTCTACACACATAATAATAAATAGCTCTGGCATATACGTATTTTCTTTCTCTGGATTTGTTATCTAATTTTATATTATAAAATCTTTCTATTATGTCTCTATATATATCCATTTATATTACTAGACTTCCGTCTTCTTTAAATTCATTCCAATTATAACTTGATACAATACCACATTCTATATATAATTTATAGTCTGAAAATGCTTTTTGCCAAGCTCTTCTACCTTGTTCTATTAGTTCTTCACTTAATGCATATACCTCTACAGTATAAGGATAAGTATTTTGTACAGCTACGAAACGCCAATCATTTATACCTAACATATCCATATAGAATGCAGCCTGTAAATGATAAGCATATTTATACACATCTCTTTTAAATGCCATTGGTGAATTGTCTTGACAAGTTTTTACATCACAAATAAAATTACCTACTTTATTTAAAACATCAGGTCTAATTCTAACTTCTATATCTTCATATTTTGTGTAGTGTGAATATTCAATATCTCCTTTACAAAATTTTTGTGCCAAATCGTGTTCTCTAAAATTAATTAGTATTTGTTCTATTTTTTTAAAGTCATCATAACTCAATAATATTTTGCCACTTGCTTTTTGTTTTTGTAATTCATATTCACTTTTACCATCTTTTGTTCTACGATCTAATTTTGGCATCACGTGATATTCTTTATAAAAATCATCTGGCTCTAACATTGCACAATGTACAGCAGACCCAAAAGCCATTGAACTAGACTCGAAAGGTTTTTGGTTTAAATAGTGATATATAGATTTTTTAAATATTGTCTTTAAACCACTAGCACTAATACCAGGAGATTGATGATAAATTTCATTGCTATCTTTTTGTACTAACATCCTATAAGTGCTTTTTTTAATTGTTTATTTTCTTCTTTTATTTTTTCAAACTCAACTACTTGTTTTTCTAATTTAACTATTTCTGCATTTTGTATTTCATATTGGTCAAATAATGACTCATTGATTTCATTTAATCTGTCAATTTCTATTTCCATAGCTTTGACTCTTTGATGTAAAAAAAGTGCTGCTTCTTCTACAGGTGTGTATTTATTTGCTTCCATATTTATTTATTTTAAATTGATTTTAATATTTCTAAACATAATTCTTGTGGAATTTTACTTCTATTGTAATTACCTTTTAATCCTTGTGTTCCTGTTTTACTACCTCTTGGTGCTGATTCGTGATGACATTTTTTATTACCATTGTGACATTCTTTTCTAGGTTGCCATCCGTTAGGGTTAAATATTGACCTTAAATTGTTAGTCCATATGTCAGTTGGTTTTGCTCTTTTATCACCATACTTACAATACCAGACAGTAGTTCTTTCTAATGATTGCATAAAGTTTAATTTTCTTAATTTGCCTCTTGGGTTTTCTATATACCAGTATTTTGGTTTTAATTCTTTAATAATACTTATTGTTTTTTTTACTATTTCTACACCGAAAACTGCTTGTTTTGTTTTAGGTGTATGATTTTTGTGCCAATGCTTACCTATACTTGCTACACTAAAATATGTACAGGGAGGACTTGCCCAAATAATGTCTGGCTTAAAAGGTAATTTTTCTACATCAAATTGTAAAATGTCAACAACATAATCTATACCTTCAAAGTCATTTATATCTGAACTATAAACATTATATCCTAATGACTCCGCAGATTTACCAATACTTCTACTACCTGCATATAGCTCTAATACATTCATTCTGTTCCTGATATTATTTGATCCTCTGGCAATCTATTACGATTATATTGGTCTTTGTGCCATTGTTCGCTTCTAACGTTTTTACTCTCTAATTCTTTTTGTAAATTTGCTAATGCACGCCAACAGATTTTAGCACTATGTCTTAAACCATCTGTATCTAACTCTCCTGCTTGAATTAAATGTCGCATTAATGCATCAAGATCATCAGTTGATTTATTTCTATCCCAGTGTAAAGGTTCATTAGGATGATGTTGCTTGCTACCTATATAACTAACTTTTGCAACTTCACATAATGCGTCTGGAAAATATTTTAACAAGCCACTATATAGTGGTATTTGTTTTCTTTTTTCTTTATTTACTTCCATTATAATATTATAAGTATTAAAAACATACTAACTATTGATATACTAAATACTATTAAGTTTGCTTCGTATTTTCTATTTTTCATCTTATGTTATTTATGGTTGAAATTATTGTGTCTCGTCTATCTAAAAAATATTTATATATAGGCTTATTTTGTGCGCCTTTATATTCGCAATATTTAATGTTTGATTCGACATCTTTTAACTTAATTTTTAAATCTTTTAATTGTGTTTTCATAATATAAATTTTATTGTTTGTTTAAAAGTAAAAAAATATTTTCAATTTCACAACATAAATGAAAAAAAACTTTAAAAAAAAAGGGACTCATTGCTGAATCCCTTCTTATAAAACGATAACCTAAAAAGGTAAATCGCCATCCCCCTCATCTGCTTGTTTTGATCCTTCAGGTTTCCAAGTGTTAAAACTCATAGAAACTGAATTGTCATCATTTTGCCAAAGGTTAATTTTAAATTGTGTTTCCCCTTTGTATTCTGTTTTAGCATCTTGTACTTCAGCTTGCTTTAAACATTTTATTAGTTCATTTGGTGTAATTACACCATTAGCTAATAAGTTTTGTGGTGCTTTGTCTCCCTTTGGGAAAAATCTTACACCGTTTACATAAATTGATTTTTTTTGTTCACTCATAATTATTAATTTAATTTAAATTTATTATTTATTTTATCTCTGTATTCACTTTTCATTTTAAATCTTTTTAAAACATTTTCAGCTTCTTTTGTTCCTCCTTTTAGTGTTGCCTCAAATTGTGAAGCTGTAAGCCATTTTTTAGAGTCACTTTTTGCATTCTGGTTATTTTTTGCGTTTGTAATTTCTTCTTCCGATGCTATAGCAGTATCTATACCAATACCTAAATAACCTAATGCTCTACCTAAGGCAGATGTAAATCCATTTTCAACAAAAGAAGTTTTATTTACTTTTGAGCTATCTCTATATTCTTGTGCGTGTGCTGTAGAAACTATATTGCCTTCTGTATCATTTATACTACATTTGAATATGCCTTCTTTGTCATCTAAAGAAACTATTTCTTCTACTATTTGCCAGTTTTTAAATTGTTCTTGTTGTCTAAAATAAATTAGTCGTTCATTTACGGTAACATATTTCTTACCACTAATGTTAA